GGATATGGCCAACCTAAAGAATAATAAATTGGTGGGGACCTGGGCCGAAGGAATAAAACTAAACAAAGATCTTATATCACCTTCATTTAATCAATTAAACTTGGCGGCGCTGGATACTTTTCTTAACCGAACAGAAGCGGGAATGAACCTAAGCGAAAGAGTCTGGAATCTAACCAATGGAGCAAAGGATCAATTGGAACTTTATCTCGCTTCGGGGATATCTACCGGAGAAAGTGCGGCTGAAATTGCGGGAGATATTAAGCAATATTTGAATGAACCGAATAGATTATTCAGAAGAGTCAGGCAAGAAGGGAAACTTGTTTTAAGTAAAGCGGCCAAAGGTTACCATCCGGGAGCGGGGATCTATAGAAGCTCTTATAAAAATGCGTTGAGGCTTGCCAGAACAGAAGTAAACATGGCCTATCGAATGAGTGATTATACAAGAAGGCAGCAGCTACCATTTATAACGGGAATAGAGGTTCATTTATCAGCTTCTCATCCCCGGCTCGACATGTGTGATGATCTAACGGGAAAATATCCGAAGGGATTTATATTTATAGGATGGCACCCGCAATGCTTATGTTATACTACTTCAATTATGTTGAATAAAAAAGATTCCCTTAAATTTATGAAGACCGGCCAGATAGATAAATTGAATTATATTAATAGGATACCCTACAGGGCTCAAGACTGGTTAAATATAAATGCTAAAACAATAGCGGGGTATAAGAATATACCATATTGGATCAGAGACAACTTTACAAAAGATCTTATACTTAAAGGAAACATACCAACAGCGGTTGCGACAATACCCGGAGCCCCAAAGACGAATATGCAATTGATGAGAATAAAAGAATTCAATAAGAAATACGCTGATGCAAAAATAGAACATTGTATCGCGGTTGACACAAAAGGGAATATAGTACTTGAAAAATCTGGTGCTAGGAATTATGTAAAATTCACACCGGAAGAATTCAATCAAATGAATGTCGATAATATGCTGTTTACACATAATCATCCTTCTGGGAGCAGTTTTTCCGGAGATGATCTTAACATGTTAGGAGCATATAAAAGAGGAACTGAAATAAGGGCAGTAGGGACTAAATACGAATATAGTGCTAAAATAATAGACAGCACGAAGTTTCCGCATTCCGGGGCCGAAGTAAAAGATCTTTTCAGAGTAGAAAATAGTATATTACAAGACAAATATCAAAAAATATATAACAAAGAACGCGGTCGCTTGGTAAATACCGGAATTGATTATAAGGAAGCAACAGAACTTGCAGCAAGAGTAACAAGTCAAATGCATACTCATGAAGCAATGGAGGAATTTGCCAAAAGATTTGGTATAAAATATAGAAGGTGGTTGAATAAATAATGATTAAAATAAAAAAAGAGAAAAATAAAAATCCTTTTCTAAAACCTGACGGCAGTTTAGATCTTATTGAAGAATTCCCAGGTATTGATTATATGCCCTATGAAAAGGAAAAAATTAAAAAAACAAAGAAGGTGAAAAATATGCCATTAATGAGATGTAGAAAAGATGACAAGCCCGGCTGGAAATACGGGAATTCAGGAGCTTGTTATAATTATACTGCCGGTAATAAAAAATCCGAAGCAGCGGCAAAGTTAAAAGCTATAAAACAAGGAATTGCAATTAGCAGGAAATCGGGAGAGAAATTTGAGCCATAATGAAAAAGAAATCAATAAAAAAAAGGATTACTGCTCTTTTTAAAAAATGGATTGTTAAAAGACCAAATGGGCAATGTCAAATATTATTTTCTTTAACTGAATTAGATAATTTTGTTGATAAAATATTATCAGAAATATTTTTAGATAAATGAAAGGGGGAAATTTAAAAAGTAAAAGTAATGAAAAAAATAAGTTCAGAATGGATTAAAGAATATGATTGTAAAATTATTGATCCAGATGGCTGGGATAGGAAAAATTATGAATATTCATTTAATAAGGAAAAAATAACCCGCAAAGAATTTGAACGGAGATTATTAAAATCAACGATTTTAGGTTTTGTTTTTAAAGGCAAAGTATTATATAAAACTACATATAAGAGGGATAAAATTCTATTTTGAGAAAGGAGAATAATTGAAAAAGATAAGCATTTTATGTGCTGCAGGGCTTGACCAATTCATTGATCCGATAATAGAAGGATTATCAGGCGATTATACCACCAGGAAGTTTATGATTAGAAATCAACAGGATATATATAATGCAATCGACTGGGCTGATATAGTCTGGCTGGAATGGGCCAATGAAGTGGCAATTATCGGAACAAATTATGAAGGGATCAAGGACAAAAAAGTAATAGTAAGACTCCATGCCTATGAAGCCTTTGAGAATTTTCCTAAACAAATCAATTGGAATGCGGTAAATAGATTGGTTTTAGTGGCCCCCCACATGAAAGGAATTTTAAAAGAAACTATTCCCGATATCGAGAAGAAAGTTAAAATTATAATTGTTTATAACGGAATTGATATGGATTCTAACCGGTGGAATAAAAGACAAAATGGTTATAACATAGCCTGGGTTGGATTTATTAACCATAAGAAGAATCCTCAAATGGCCTTGCAAATATTGAAGAAATTAACTGAAGGAATTTATACCGCTGATCAACGATATACGTTACACGTGGCAGGTTCATTTCAGCAATTAAGGTATAAAATATACTTAGAATACATGATTAAAGAAATGGGATTGCAAGATAATGTAATTTTCTATGGTTGGGTAGATGATATGAATTGCTTCTGGAAAGATAAGAATTTCTTGCTTCATACATCAACTTTTGAAAGTTTTGGATATGCTGTTTTCGAAGCTATGGCCAGGGGGATTAAACCGGTAATTCATAATTTCAGAGGGGCCAAAGAATTATATCGAAAGGATGATATATTTAATACGATTGAGGGAGCGGTTAATATAATAAAATCTCAAGATTATTATTCAAGTACTTATAGGCAATGGATCATAGATAAAGGCTGGACACTCAAAAATCAACTAAAACAAATTAAGGATATTATGAAGGAAATATTAAGATAAGCATGAACAGTAATTACTATAAAGATTTCATTGGTTCCAAAAAATATTGGGAAAAGAGATATATTACTGGAGGAAATTCAGGTTTAGGTTCATATGGGAAATTAGCAAGATTTAAAGCTGGAATCATAAATAAATTTATAAAGGAAAATGAAATTATCAAAGTTATAGAATTTGGTTGCGGTGATGGAAACCAATTATCATTATTCAAAATTGATGATTATATAGGATTAGATATTGCAGAGACCGCGATAATAATGTGTAAGAAACGATTCAAAGGAGATAAAACAAAAGATTTCTTTTTATATGATCCTTATTCTTTTGAGGGAAGAGACAACTTTAAGGCCGAACTTAGTTTATCGGTGGATGTAATATACCATCTTATTGAAGATGAGATATTTAAACTTTACATGAAACATTTATTTATGGTTTCTAATAAATTTGTGATTATTTATTCTTCTAATGGTGGCAATAAACCTATATATTCAGCTTCTCATTGTAAGAATAGACATTTTTCAAAATGGATAAAATTAAATTTACCAGGATGGGGATTGATTAAAGAAATCAAAAACAGATATCCTAATGAATCGAATTCTAATTTCTATATTTATAAAAAATGGAAGAGAGATTAAAATGCCGACAGGTAGGCCTAATATAATAAGTCCGGTAATTGATTTAATAATGAGAATCAATCCGGATTCTATTCTTGACGTAGGTTCCGGCTTCGGGAAATGGGGCTTTTTATTAAGAGAATACCTTGAAGTCTGGCAGGGTAGATTACATCCGAAAGAATGGAGAAAGCGGATAGATGCAATAGAAATCTTTAAGGAATATACTAAATTACCCTGGTATGCTGTAATTTATAATAATATTTATAATCAAGATATAACTAAGAATAATGAAATATTAGCGAATTATGATCTGGTATTATTTATGGATGTTATTGAACATATGAAGAAAAAAGAAGGGCTTAAAATACTTAAAAAAGCTAGGCATTGGATAGTATCAACTCCTAATTATATTAGCGGACAGGAAGCAATGTTTGGCAATATATATGAAAGTCATATTTCTTTATGGTCACAAAAAGATTTTAAAAGAAGTGCAATTATAGATAATAAATGGATAATAGGATACCAATAATAAGCAAAAGGAGGTGAACCAGATGGCTAATGTAGTAAAAAGCGGAGAATGGACTGCTCCTACCGAAAAAGAAAGAAAAGAATTATCGCAAAGTTATTTCTTAGGTGCGGATAAAACATTTCCTTATAAAGTTTGGAAAGGTGCTAATAAGGGGGCAATATCATGCCCGGCGCTTAGGGCTGTAATTGCCCGGGCAAATACATCAGGTCATAGAGCGATAGGCCTCAAGGGGTCTGCGTTGTATCAAAAATACTGTAAAGGGGAAGAATAATATAATTACGTAGTATTATTAAACTTGCCAAATAAACAAAAATGGTGTAATATAAATAAAGAAAAAATAAGTAAATAGAGCTCCAATTCAGAGAGCCAGTTTTGAGAATGTAAAAAACATTCTTGGCTGGCTCTTTTTTTATTGAGAATTAAAAAATATGAGGATAAATAATGGCAACTAAAAAAGAATACGAAATTGAATATGCAATGGATACCCTGTTAAAAGCCGAAGATATTAAAAAAGATAAAAACTTAATGACTGGGATAGCAAAAATGCTGAATAAAAAACAAAAAAATATAGCCGATATATTGAGAGATTCGGCTCTTAAAATAAGTAAAAAATAAAATTATAAAGGAGAAAATAAAATGGACTTAATAACTCAAATTAAAACTGCTCTGAAAGAAGCAGGGCTTGATGAGGGATTAGCAGAAAAAATCAAGGTGACAGATGAAAGTCAAATTGAAGCAGAAATCGAAAAGTTAAAAGGGAAAATTGAACTGACCCCGGAACAGCTTGTGGCCGCCGTTAAAGAAGCTGGGCTGGAAGAAAGTTTCAATAAGTACCTGCAAAGCGAAACAGACCGGAGGGTATCGCAAGCTATCACTACCCATGATCTAAAATCAGCAAAAGAAAAGGAAGAAGCAATAACAAAAGAAAAAGCAGAAAAAAAGAAAAAGGAAGATCAGGTAAATATGAGTGAAAGTGAAAAGAAAATATCGGATCTGACTGAAGAAGTTAAAAATTTAACTACTTTAGTGAAGGATATGAGCGGAACAACTGTTAAGACAAAGCGGGAGACTTTAATCAAAGATGCTCTAAAAAAAGCAGATTTGAGCGAAGGATTTTCAAAATATATTACAGTTGATAAAGACGAAGACATTGAGGGAAGTGTCAAAAGTTTAAAGGACGAGGTTCTCGGGCTTAAACAAGCCGAAATTGATAAAAAACTTAAAGGCGGAGAAATCCCTCCAAAAGGCGAAGCAGCTGGAACTTTAAATGAAGAATTAATTGCTAAAGTCGCAAGTGGAAAGGGAGAAACTGAAGGAACTTTTGAAGGCAAGAAATTAATAGAAGAAGAAAAATAATAATTAAATGAGGTGAATAAAATGAGTTTACAAGTAAAAAAAACGGATGAAGGGGCCGTATATGACCCTGTATTTCTCAAAATATTAGAAGATATTCCTGGCGGAGTAACCGTAAAAACAGATAGATTCCCAACCGCTACTAAGGAAATTAAAAAAGGAGCATTGTTAAATGATAATGGCGACGGCTTATACAATATAATTAAAACAGTAAGAGTAACCGCTAATGGAGTATCGGGGGCTACTGTTTTAGCAATAGAACCTGCTGATCATCTATTTTTAGTCGATGAATTTATATATCTATGGGGAATAACCGCCTCGACAATTACCCGGGTATCAGCGACAGCTATTGCATTCGGTCAAACCTTATTAAATACTGCTGGTTCAGTAGCTTCGGGCGCGATTTTATATGAAACTGCCACCATTGCCACTGCAACTGCTTTATATGCTGCCAACTGCATTTTACGGGATACTATAGAGGTAAGGGATGATGAAGGGAATTTACTGGATAATTTATTTGCGGGTGCTGTTGTACGTGGAACCGTAGATGAATCCGAATTACCTTATTTCGTTACAAGCCAACATAAAACCGATTTAACCGATAGGATAAGATTTGCATAAAAAATAAAAAATGAAATAAAGAGGTGAAA